CGAGCACTCGGTCGAGTTCGTTGCGCGACACCCAGGTGCGCCCGACGAGCGCAGCGATCAGCGCGTAGGCGCGGGTGAGACGCGCGCCGCGCTCATCCTCGCACCGCTGCTCGGGACGGCTCAGCCATGCGAGCCGCGTTAGGTCGGGGGCGGCGGTCAAAGCAGCTCACCCTGCGCGCCCGGCTCAAAGCTGCGCGCTACGTCGGCCTCGATCTCGGCGGCGATCTCCTCATCCGTCATCGCTTTGCGACGCCGGTTGATGAGGTAGAGCCGAGTCAGCGTGTTGACGGCGTGCTGGTAATGCTCGCGCACGAACGCGGCGACCTCCGTCCCGGTCGCCATGCGGTCGGCACCGAGGCGGCCGGCAATCGCGCGGCTCTGCGCCTCGTCGATTCGCACCGACAGGTAGACAGTCGTGCGCTTGCCGTGGTCGGTGCGCGTGGCGGTCATCGCAGCCTCACCGCCCAATAGGCAAGCCACGCGAGGAGCGATGCCGCGTTGATCGCGGCGAACGTCTCGTTCATCGCGCCACCGACAAACTGCCGACAACGTGGGGAGACGTTCGCGAGTGTTTTCGCGGCTCTTCCGCTACTGCGACATGTGCCATCGAGGCGAAAACGCGCTCGTAACTATTCGGTTTCATTGAGTCTCGCTCCTCCTGTTTTCGCCTCACCGACAATCCACCGACAAGCATCACTTGATCTTCCATCTTGCTGTCTCGACAGCATCGCCCGTGCTGCGATGGGATTGGAGTTGCACCACCTCTACGGTTGCGTGGTTGGCGCATGCTTTCTCGAGCGCATCGAGAAGGTCTACTTTGCGGTTGTATCCTTCGCGTCCGAGCAAACTCAGCATGCATGCTTCGGATTCATCTTCCTCTTTGGACGGCCACTCGTAGCCATCAGTTTCGATTACCAGCCAGAATCCGGTACGTGTCGCCATGCTCACCTATTCCTCGCCTTCATCATGTCAACGAGTTGCCCAGTCGCCGCGCCCAGATAGTGCCGCCGCGTCGTCGCCTCTTGCGTGTGACCGAGCGCGTCGCGGATCGCGCTGATGTCCGCGCCGCTTCGACGCCGCCACTCTTGCGCGGTCGAGTGCCGCGTCGCATCGCGCACTGGGATCACCGGCACACCGGCCAGCTTCGACGCGCGCGCCCACCATTCGCGCAGGTTGTTCTGACCCCACATGCCGCCGGTCGGTGCACCGAACGCGAGCGCGCTCCCTTGCAGCGGGTCGCTCGAGATCCAGCGCGCCGCCCACTCGGCGAGGCGCGGCGGCATCGGCAGCGTCCGCTCGGTGCCGGTCTTCGTGCCGCCGATCGGCGCGTCGGGCCCCTCGTCTTTCGCAGCGCGCCGGACGTGCACTACGTCTCCCGCGAGATCGCAGACGCGCAACGCCCGCGCCTCTTGCGGGCGCAGCGCGAGCAGCGCCATCGCGAGAAACACCCCGCGCCACTGATCCTCGATCTGGTCGAGCACCGCGTCCTGCTGCTCCCAGGTCAGCGTAGGGCGCGCGATCTTCGGCACCGCGATGCTCGGGAAGGGCGGGATGCGCGACACGTCCTCACGCGCCAGCAGCCACGCGTAGAACGCATGGAAGCGGGCGAGCTCGGTTCGCACCGTGTTCGGCGACAGGCCGCGCTCGGCAAGCCGCGTCGCCCACTCCTCGACATGCTTCGCGCGCACGTCGAAGATTGAGACGCCAGCCCAGTACGGCCACTCGACATCGACGCTGCGCCGGAACTCGCGGATGCTGCGCGCGACGCGCTTCCCGGCCTTCACCTCGCGCCACTTCGCCTCGATCCACTCTTCCGCCTTCGCGGTCACGAGCGACGCATCACGCGGCCGGATGCGCTCGATCGCCTGCGCGACGCTCAGCCCTTCGCTGCACCGCTCGCGGATCTCATCGAGCGCACGTTCGGCAGCGCGGTCGCTCGGGAACGGCTCCTCGGTTCCCCACGGCGTCGCGAACGTGTAGACGCGCGCAGTCGGCCGGAGGTCGATGTACCAACGGCCGGTGCGCGCATCGCGGCGGACGTGTCCCAGCGTAGCCACAGCCTGCCACGCTATCGCACGGCGGGCGGACCACGACTCTGTGGCCGGGGCGGTCACTTGATCGTGAGCCCCCAGCGCGTGACGAGCTGCGCGCCGTCGATCTCGATGCCTTCCTTCAGGTGCTCGCGAAGCGCTGACTTATCGACCTCGCGTTTCACGCGGAACCACTCGTCGGTCAGCTTCGCCTCGTCGGTGACTTCGACCGCTTGCGACTTCCGCCAGCCGAGCGCCACGCGATCGTCGGCCAGCTTCGTTCCCGTCGGCAGCACGTCCGCGACGAGCGCGCGCAACCGCGCCGCGTGGTTGTAGTGGATCGCGGCGCGAGCCTTGAGCCGCTTCGCCTGCGCCTCGATCGCGTCGGCCTCCGCCTCTTGGCCGATGGCATACGCCGCGACCGCAAGGCAGCGTTCGTCGCGCGTCATCTCCAGCTCGGCGATGGCGGCGAGTTGCGTCTCGTCGATCTCGCCCGTATCCGGGTCCACCGACGCATTGAGGAGTGCTTCGAGTTCGGCGTTGATGTCGAAGAGACGCATCAGAACAGATCCTCCGCAGCGGCCTTCGCGTCGTCGCTCGGCTCCGCGTACCCGCGCAGCACCTTCGACACCTCATCCACGATCGCGTCGTAGTTCGGCTTGTGAATGTCGGCCGTGCTCGCGTACCCGTACTTGCCGATGATCGCCACGACCTCGCTGCGAATCTGATCTTCCTTGAGCCCGGCGGTCCTACCGAGATCGCCCGCGATGGCGAACAGGCGATTACGCTGCGCCTCGCTGATCTTGGCGGATGCGGGCTTCTCAGCGGGCGCGTTGAACACCTCGGCGACAGTCTGCTTCGCCCGAGTTGTTCGCGGCGTGACATCGCGCGGAGGTTCATCTCCGGGCATCTCCTCGAGCGGCGTCGGGTCGTAGCCAGCAAGTGCCATGATCCACGAGAACGCGAGGCGGCACGCCTTCCCGGTGGCGCGCGTCGCCGCCATCGACCGGCGCGCATACCGCGCGCGGCTCGCCCACGTCGGTTCGTCCATGCCGCACTCGGCAGTCGCTCGCGCGATCACCACGCCGTCGCTCATGCGGACCAGCTCGACCGTCGCGACGAAGCTGCCGTCCTCCTGCGCTTCGTTGCTGACCTCGCGCGCGGTGCAGCCGAGCATCACGGCGAGCGTCGTCCAGCCTTCGACGCGAACGTGCTTGCGTCCCTGGATCATGCTGTAGAGCTTCTGCGAGTCGATGACGCCAGCGAGCGTCGTCGCCATCAGGCTCGCGCCCGCAACGAGCGCACCCGGCGTGCTCGCGTGGAGCGTGCCGAGCTGCACGTCGCCGCCATGCGTCGCTACGACTAGCGAGTTTTCATCCCGTACCGGATCGCTCATTGTGTCCCCCGTCGCGCTCTCGCGCGTGAAAAGGTGCCGCCGGCGTACCCCACCGGCGGCGAGGCGGTTCACCCTCCGCAGAATCAACCGCCTTTGCGCGCCGGACTTCGGCGCAACATCAAAGCCACTCGCTCGCGCAGCGTGGGCAGCGCAGGCCCCAGCAGCCGCGCGTTCACGCGCCGCACCTCGTTGTCGAGGTAGGCCAGCGACGCACTCGCGAGTCGCGAGCACACGCGCTCCGCGTCGATGATGCGGCGTCGATCAGATGTCATCGAGAGACCAGCTCGACCAGGTCCATCTGATCGTCTTGTCGATTCTTCGCGGCTTCTGAGACGTTGCGGACAGCTTGCCGGTAGTAACTATCCTTCAGCTCAACGCCGATGCCATTGCGGCCGTTACGCACGGCGGAGTAGACCTCCGATCCAACGCCCATGAAGGGAGTAAAAACGACTTCTCCGGGGTTAGACCATAAAGTCAGGCAACGGTCGATAACGTCGAGCTGCAACGGGTGTACGTGCCGCTCGTCCTCGACGTCGCGCGCTTCCTTGAACGGGAGTACACGTTCGATGCGGATGTCATCCCAGAATGCACTTGCGTACTGTCGCCAGATCCAATGAGAGAATCGGTTCTCGATTTGGTTGCCAGTCCAACCTCGATACGAGAAGAGTTCGCGCGGAATCTCGCGCTCGCCGGCGTACTCCAAGAGTCCGACCGGGTGGGCGATCGGAACCGGATTGTCACCTCGCTTGCGGAACATCAGCAGGTAGTCGGCCGACGCCACCGAACAGCGGCTCGAATCTTCTACGATGGTTTTGTGAGCGAGGTTCTTCGCCATAGTCCGATTTCGAACGGCGAGTGGCTCTTTCCAGACGTGATAGCGCCCGACGTAGCCGAACCCGAGGCGCTCGTGTAGGCGAATGATATCGCCCGGAAAGTCGCGGAGAGTGTCTGTTCCGGTGTTGGACCGCGGAACGTCCATGCAATGGACTCCCGTGAGCCGACCCGGCATCGTCAGTCGAGCAATCTCACCCACTACGAACTCGTAGTGTTCCAGGAACTGCTCGTAGCTCCTGCAGTTCGACAGGTCGCGCTCGGACGACGAGTAGTTGTACAGCCCTGCGAACGGGGGAGAGTACACCGAGAGATGAACGCTGTTTGCTGGTATCGTCTGCATCACCTCGCAGCAGTCTCCGTGATAGAGCGCGTAGCGATCAGTTATCGCCTGATCTTTTACAGCCATGACGGCGTTGATACCTCCATCGTGAACGGGGTTTCTTTTCCAATCTTCGTAGCCGCGCCCATGTGCTCGGTAAGCGACGCGAACATGCGATCTGCTTGTGCCGCCTTGCGCCGAAGGTTCTTGAGTACGCCACGGTCGCCTTCGGTCGTGATTACATCGACGCGCACTGGTCGCGTCTGACCGAACCGCCAGCACCGCCGCACCGCTTGGTAGTACTGCTCGTAGCTGTGCGATGGGAAGAACGTCAGGTGCGCGCACCGCTGGAGATTGAGACCCCATGCGCCGATCTTGGGCTTCGTGATGAGCACTCGAAGCTCGCCGCGCGCGAACGCGAGGAGTCGTTCTTCCTTCGCCTCATCCGGGTCGGATCCGGCGATCTGTTGCGCGTCGGGAATCATCTCGGCGAGCAGATCACCTTCCGCATTCAGGTGACACCAGGCCATAGATTGATCAGTTTTCTCGACTAGTCCGGCTACGCGCTCGCACCGCTCGCGCAGCGTGCGGCGACGCTCCTCGCGTTGTTCGTGGAGTCCGACCGCCGGCATCTCGAACAGCATCCCATCGGCAGGCCGATGGGCGCGTACCAAGTGCTCGACTTCTTCGAGCGGCGGCAACTCGAACCGCTCGTCAGAAAATCCGATGTCGGACGGCTTGCGAACCGCGCGCGCCCACGAGCAGACCCACCGCCAGAACGGCTGCTCCGCGTGACCACGGAAGCGCCAAACCGACCCCGGCTCCGCGTGCCCGAATCGCGTTCGATGTAGGGTGCGGTGGCTCGAGTTGTTCTGGTCGTTCTTGAAGAAACGGGAGAGCATGTCGGCGTTCCCCATCTCGCCGAGTGCTTCGCTGGACGTGCCTAGTTCGATGTAATCGTTGGGAGCTGCCGTCGCCGTGCAGAGAAGCCGATAAGGAAGCCGCCGCATGAACTCCGTGACGACACTGCGCCGAACCCCGTTGAAGTTTTTTAGAATGCTCGACTCGTCACAAACCATGCCGGAAAAATCTTCAGGGTTGAACCGCTCGATCCGTTCGTAGTTCGTGACGACGACACGGGCGCCGTGCGGAACGATCCCGTCTTGAACGCGGACGCAATCGACCCCGAACTTCTCAGCCTCGCGAACGACTTGATGCGATACCGCCAGCGGTGTCGCGATCAATACCGGCCGGTTCTCCTTGCGGACTACGTTTTCCGCCCATACGAGCTGCATCGGCGTCTTCCCGAGCCCGCAGTCGGCGAAGATCGCGCACCGACCCTGCACGGTGGCCCACTCCACGAGCGCCGATTGAAAGTCAAATAGGAAAGCGGGCATCCAGACAGGATCGAACCCGTGGCGCGTTCCTATCTGCGCCTTCGACTCCAGGAACTCCGCGTAAGCCGTTACCAAAGCGCGATCCCCGCCGCGAAGAGCGCGACGAACACGCCGCCCATTGCGTACAGCGCGAGCGCGTAGGCGATCCCGCGCCAGATGCCAGCCGATACGACTTCACGCATTGCTGCGACTCAGGCTCGGATCGCGCTGGGGGCCGCCGCTGCGCGCGGAGCTGTCGGCGCTGACGGACGGCTTCTGCGCCTTGACCACTTCAACGCGCTGTTCATCAAACCATTGCACATCGATAGGCTTGCCGGTGGTGTCAAGCCTATCCGGTTCGATCGCGATGCGCGCACACCCGTACATGTATTCTGTTCGTCCGATCGCGATGCCAGAGAACCCCGTCAACGAGTCGCGAACCTTGCTTCCGAGTTTGATTGCCATCACCCCTCCTTGCGCGCCTCGACGCGCGTTGAATCATCCTCACCGAAGTGCTGCGAAACGCAGCGGCTACAAATCCCGTGCGAGCCGACGACCGGGGCGAACCCCGTTCGCGAGCCACACCACGCGCAGAGCACGGCGAACACATGGAGCGGGATCAGAGGCATTCCGCGTCCGTGTCCTGCGACTGCCGCAGCGCGGTCGCGTGGCGCGCGCAGTACGGCACGCCGTCGTCGGTGAGCGTCGCGACCTCGCTGCTACCGCACTCGGCGCAGCACTCGCGATCTAGCCAGCGCGTCACGTCGCCGGCATCGACGCCGCGCAGCGCCCGCAGCGCCACGCTCACGTCCACCGCGAGCTGCACTTGCTCTTCCACGCTCAGCGGCCGGATGCGCGCGAGCAGCGCGTTCGCGGACTCCAGGTGCTTCACGGCGCGCCCTAGCTCGCTCATCGGTCGTCGCCCCGCAGCTCCATACGGTCGCGGTTCCACTGACCGCCCATGCGTCGCGTGATGCGGTCCTCGTAGTCCTGCGAGGACGCGCCGCCGCTCGGCTGGTAGAGCTGGCTGCGCCGCTCGCGCGCTTCGACGTAGCTGGCGCGGTCAACGCGGAGGTGGATGCGATCACCAGGGCGCAGTTCGATCGAGTCGAGCGCGGCGAGGAGATCGTCCAGCGTGCGCGACTGCTCGCGACTCGCGCGGACGATGCGGCAGTGGATGGGGCCGGGCGGGGCGGTCATTCGTGCCTCCGTTTCGAGTGAGACGATGGCAGACTCTATCGGACGTTGCAAGAAAAAAATACAGTCCTATCCGAAAAATCTTGCAGGCGGCGCCCGCACCATGCTAAATAGCTCCGCATGGCAAAGCAGACTCGCCGCAAGCGGCATCCTTTGAGAGAGTGGCGGCGCGCGCAGTCGCCGTGGTGGTCGCAGCACTACCTTGCGCAGCGCGCTGGCGTGCCGGTCTGGGCCGTCGCGAAGATCGAGACGGGAGTGCCCGTCGCCGATCACCACGTCGCCGCGCTCGAATCGTTCACCGGCGTTCCGATCCGGGCAGCAGCCGGCCCCACCTCGCAGCTCCGGTCCCCCAGGCCATACCTTGCGAGCCCGGCTGCTGCCATCAACCCGGATCGGCGGCAAGCGTGAGCTGGCGCAAGTGGTCAGACCTCTTCGACTTCGACCGCCGCTGCGATGATCGCCCCGAGCTGCCTCCGATCAGCGAGGAAGAAGCGCGGCTCTATTGCGAGGCGATCACGCGCGCCGAGACGACCGGCAGCGCGGAGCCGCGCAAGGGCGAGTGGGAGAAGCGATACGGCGAGGACTGGGCTTCTTGGTTGAAACGGTCCGCATCGCAGCAGCCGCGACGAGAACGCGACGATGGGTAGGCTGCAATCGCGCGTCCTCAACACCTGCACCGCGCCTCCCGCGTGCGGGAACATCGGCACCGGGGCAAGGCTCGCGTCCTTCGCGCTGGATCACACGGGCGCGCTGCGGTGCTGCCTGGAGTCGATCTACGACGCGCACGACGCAGGCCGTCTCTACGGCGATGCGTTCGCCTGTTACGAGTGCGCCTGCGTGTGGGAGCGCGACCGGGGCTGGTGGGCCATCGGCCGGCGCGAGAAGGCGGAGCGGTTCAAGCGCGGGCAGGAGATCTCGCGCGAGCGCATCGCGGCGGCGCAGAAACGGGGCGCGTCGCCGCGCGCGGTGATGGCCGCGCAGGCGAAGCGGCGGAGCAAGGCGCGGCGGTAGAGCGACGGGTTCGGCTTCGGTGACGGGGAAGCATCGGGGGGTGTGCGGTGAGCGATCGCAAGCGGTGGTTCCGCGTGGCTGACTCGATCCTTCGGGACGAGCTGACACGCGATCAGCGATCGACGTTTCTCGGCTTGCTGGCGTGGTTCAATCAGCGCCGTGCGCGTGACGGATGCAGCGCCGAAGCGGCCTGCCGGGCGGTCATTCCGAAGGGCGATCTCATCACGATCACGCTCGGAGACGACCTGACCACTGCTCGATCACTCCTCGCGGACGTGCGAAAGCGCTTTCAACTTACCATCAGAGTGCGAGGCGACTACACGGAGGTGTACTGGCCTAAGGTCGCGGATTTCCAAGATTGGGACACCCCGGCCAAGCCCCGGCCAAGCCCCGGCCGAGCACCAGCCGAGCGCCTCTCCGAATCCGATCCGATCCGATCCGATCCGAACCGAGAAGAGAGAGAGAGGCCGGACCTGAAACCGGCCGGCGAAGCGCCGTCCGATCCGTCGCCCGTGCAAGAGCCGAAGCCGAAGAAGTCGCTACCGGAGGAGCGCTTCGATCCGCTGCGGCTTGCTCGCTACGGACTCGACACGCTGCCGGCAGCGACGGCTCGCGACCTCCTCGCGGTCTGCCCACGCGGTGCGCCAGAGACGCCCGAAACGCTCGCGACGTGGTTCGCCTGGATCGCGCCGCGCATGAAGCTCAAGGGCTACAAGAACCTCTCCGCCACGGCGCGGAACTGGTGGCCGAATCTCAAGCGCGAGGACGTGGAGAAGGCGCGCGACTGGCTCCAGATCCGGCGGATCGAGGCGCAGCGCGCGGAGGAGGCCGCGCGGCCGGTGATGCGACCGTCCGAAGCCGAGATCGATAGCCTCGAATCGATCTTCGCGGAGCACGGGCTATGAGCGCCCTGCCGAGCGACATCTACACCGCGCAGCAGCGCAAGGCCGACGCGCAGGCCATCGCGGTCGAGAGCTATCGCGCACTGTTCGATGCCGCGAGGAGCGACGCGGAGCGCAAGACGCTGGCGCTCGACATCACACCAGCCGAGCACGCCGTCATCGTGCGCTTCGATCGCGACCTGGCGCGCACGCTCTCGGCGCTGCGCCGCAGCGACATCGCAGAGGAACCCGAAGAGGCCATCCGGCGCGTGCTCGCGACTGCGCTCAGCGGCAACGGTCGCGGCGCGGAGACTCCCGACGATCCAACGACCGTCGAAGCGCAGGCCCCGCGCTGGCCTTCGACGCTCGAGGAAGTAGATCGCGTGGCGGGCGGCTTCTACGGCGTCACGGTGATCGCTGGCGAAACCGGCGTTGGCAAGTCGTCGCTGGCGTTCTCGAGCGCGATCGAAGCGGCACGCGCAGGCTGGACCGTCGCGTACTGCAACAGCGAGCTGGATGCCGGAACCGTTCGCTACTACCTCAAGCGCCGGCTTCCGTGGAAGGCGCACCTAAACGACGTGCTGCGCCGACTGCGCATCGTCAACGTCGGCCCCGGCGTGACACTGCCGCAGGTATCACACGAAATCTTTGCGGCGCTCGACTGGGACTACCGCTCGCCCGAACGGCTACTGATCGTGCTCGATAGCGTGAACACGATCGCCGAACTCGCGCAGGGCGGGGAGGGCGTTGAGACGTACTTCTCCGAGCTTCGCCGCTGGCTGCTCTGGGCGATGGAGTGCCGGCGCAAGAGCGGCGGGCTGATCTCCGTCATCGCCGTCAGCGAGACGAACGCCAAGGGCGAGACGAAGGGCCGCAAGGCCGATTACGTCGCCGACATGGTGCTGCACATGCACCGTGGCGACACCGACGGATACGTGAAGGTCGCCGTCGTGAAGGGCCGTTATAGCGGCCGGCAGGATCTCGGCGCGATGTTCTTCGACTGGCGTACAGGCGAGTTCAAGGGTCAGTACCAACTGGAGGGCTCCGCGCATGACGAGCCGATCTGACCGCGTGCGTCTCGCGCGTGCGCAAGTCGTGATCGAGGCGAGGCGCATCGTCACCGCTCATCCAGGCGTGTTCGCGCAGCTCGAAACGGCGCTCGCAGATCTCCACCGCGCGCACCTCGACCTCGCCTCCACTCTGCGCGTCGTAGAGACGCCGAAGGACGCCGCATGATGCAGATGAGCTTCGACGACGTACCCGGCCGCCGCTTGCCCCGTGCGCGACGAAACGACGGCGACGGCTCTCACGCTGCCGCCGATGCGCTCGAACGCTCTGGCAGGGCAGCGCAGCAGCTTGCAGACGTGCTCGATGCGGTGCGCAAGCACACCGGCAGCACGAGTCGCGAGCTGTCGGCGCTCACAGGCCTCGATCGCCACCTCGTCGGCCGCCGGCTGCCGGAGCTAGCGGCGCGCGGGCTCATCGACCGCGTTTCCATCCGAGGCCAAGAGCTGCGATGGTGGCCGCGTGGGTAAAGCCAGCCGCGACAAAGGCAAAGCAGCCGAACGCGAAGTCGCCGAGCTGCTCCGCAACCTCGGATTCGCCACCGCACGACGTGGGCGCCAGTACGCTGGTCACCCCGACGCACCCGACGTGCTCGGCATCCCAGGCGCTCACATCGAAGTCAAGCGCCGCGAGGCCGGCAACGTCGCGAAGTGGCTCGACCAGGCTGCCAACGACGCAGGCTGCAACCAAGTCCCCCTCGTGTTCCACCGCCGCAGCCGTGAGGTGTGGCACGTCACACTCTACGCCGGCGATCTCTGGCGTCTATTCCTCGCACTCCGCGAGGTCCGCAACGCCACGCTAGAATCCGCAGCAGACGCGATGGAGAACACCGACGATGCCGCATGACCCCGACAAGCTCGCCGAAGGCATCGGACTCATCGCCGCCGGCAACAGCTACCGCTGGGTCGAGAATGAAACCGGCATCCCCATCGGAACGCTACACGCTGCATATCTTCGACATCTGGGGCCGAACGCACCCAATAAGGACGAGCAGCGCAAGGCACTCGACGAGCGCATCCTTGCACGAGCTGGCGGTATCGCCGAGGCCACGCTGGCACACATGGCCGAACGCCTCGAACAAGGGCAGGTCGATGATCGCACCATCACCGCATGGCACGAAGCCAGCGCCAAGTCCTACGGCAAGCTGCGTGGTTGGGATCGAGGGCTACAAGGCGACGCCCCTACCGATCGCTTCGCCTCCGTCATCGAACGCGTGCTCAGCCAAGGCGGCGCAAGCCTCACCGTGTCGCTCACGCCCATCGAGCCTGCCAGCGAGATCGTGACCATCGAGCACAAGAGCGATCACGTAGATCACGGGGATTAGAAATCGCCCCGCGCTCTCTAGTCGGCGCATCCAGGCCGCATCTCCGCTCGACTTCGCCCTCGATCGAGCACTCCAGGTCGCGATTTCTACACATTATCGCTGTCTATGACGCGCTGCGATCGTGTAAGCCTGCGATCTAGATCACGATACCGCGCAGCGTCAATCTTTACATAATGCCTATTATCGGACATGTGAGGCAGAGCGCCCCGGTCCGACCCCTCCCGGGGGAGGTCGTCGTTGACTGACCCGATCCCGCAATTTTTCTCAATTGAGAGAGCTACACTCAGTAGCGTATAGCGAGAGTCCCGCACCGTGGGGATGGAGCTGCTGTGGCAGGGGGCCACGATGCGGGACCGTACCTGCGAGACTCTTGCGGGATGATCGCAGGAACGCTGGGACCGGGTTCGCTGGATACAGTCAGCGATGATTTTCTTTCAGTCGAGCGAAGGGCATAGGTAGCCCAACTAGGGGGCTAGGTTTGATTCGAGACCAAGGACTTATGTGCGTTCAGGGAGAGGAAGGACGGCTTGCTGCTGGCAGTCTCGCCTCGCCAGTAGACTCTCCCAACGGAGAGTCTCCACTAGGGTTTCTAGTGGACGAGTGCGGAAGGGGTAATTGCACCAGAGATTCGCTCGTCCGCTGCCGGGTTCGCATCGGCGGGGAGATCCCTTCTGTCCGCCGTTTTCGGTTCGTGGCTTGCCCGGCCCTCTTTACCACCCGCGTCCTTGTGCGGGCTTCCTTCTACCTGAACTCTCCAAGGCACCTGACTGCGATCGGATTGGCGGAAGACCTGGACGGTGATCCCGGCTTCCTCGAGCAACTCGGCGCAGCGCATCTGGGATGCGGATAGGCGGTCGGCCGGATCTCGCTTCACCTCGACACATACCATCTTGCCGGTGTGGTCGCGGGTGATGAAATCAGGCCAGCCACCGCGATGGACCATGAGGTCTGTATTGAAGGCGTGGAGGATGAAGTCCTGTTCGGCCGTGTTGCAGGCGTCGAAGCGGGCCCCGCCCCGGAAGGGCGCTTTGGCCTGTTTCTTGGCGAGGGCGGCGTTGTGCTCTGCCCATGCTTCGCGCTGCGCGGCTTCTGCCTGCGCCTTGGTCCGGAAGAAGTAGACCCGGACTGCCCCACGGCCGTCAACGGTGAGGCTGGGGAGCGTTGCTGGATGCTTCGCCCACCTCTGCCACCGATTGAAACGCTCGATCATTCTCCGGCAAATCTACCACGCGAAACTACGGCGATGCAACCAAAAGATGCAGGCTAGTAGCAGACGACGCTGCCGGACGGGCCGACGTTCGAGACGAAGCATGTGTCACGGTGCGCCGGCGTGAAGACGACGGGGGCGGGGCGGGAGTTCTGGAGCAGCAGGAGCGCGCCGAGGGCATCGGGGTTGCTCGAACGCACGCAGCCGATTCGATCGCATTCTGCGTCGCGAATGGCGAGTTCTGAGATCCCGAAGGTGGCGATCCCGAGCGGGATGCGGGCGATCACCTTTGCGGCTGCCAGGGGGATCGGGTCGGCTCCGCGAACCGTCATTGAGGCGCACCCGGTGAGAAGTGCAAGGGCCAAACTGGGGACGAAAAGCGTACGCATAGGGCCTCCGATCGAGAGCCTACCGCGAAGAAAACAACCCCGCGCTGCATTATTTGGTTGCATGCCGCAAATGGTTGCTGTAAGTCTTCGGAATCCAGACCCGCATCGGAGGCTAGATGGCCGACCTTTCTTCGACTCCGGCACCGACCGACGCGACGGGGTGCGCCTACGACAACAGCTTGCGACTGCGCAAGTTCTCCGTCACGACGAACGCGGCGGCGACTTCGACGTGGCCGAGTGGGATCGACGCGATCGTCAAGACGGCCTGGAAGGCGGACGCCTCGACGGACGTGTGCGCCGTGACCAACTCCGGCTCGACGCTGACGTTCACCACGGACGGAAGCGCGCGCAGCGGCACCGTTTTCATCTGGTCCGCGAGCTAGGGGCCGTCCTGAGCGACGCGAACTCGCTCGACTTCGCGCAGACCTTCGTTGCGGGGGTTGGCGGTCGTTACCCAAAGCCGCTGCTCTGGCAGTTCCTCGGCGAGACGGTGAACGGCGTGCCGCAGGGATACCGCCCGCGCACGATCGAGGTGCTGAAGTTCCATCGATCGCAGGCGCGGATTCGCATCGCGTCGTCTCCGGCGCGGACTAGCAAGAGCTACGCGGGCGCGTACGACATCCTCCCCGAGCTGCTGCCGGACTACGAAGCGGTGCCCGGGAAGGCGGGGCGCTACCGCCCGGTAGCGCCGCAGGCTGGGCGCTCGACGAAACTCTGCTGGATCGTCGCTCCCGACTACAAGACAATGAAGGAGTTCGACTACCTGTGGACGGAACTCGTTCACCGGCAGAAGTCGCACAACCTGCCGTACAAGTTGGGACGGCACGCCTACTCCCCGAAGCAGGGGAACCTCGAGATCGAGCTTCTGTGGGGGAAGGATCGCGAAGGCGACGAGATTCGCACGCTGGTCGAAGGGAAGTCGGCGACGAATCCCGAGTCGCTCCAGGGCGAAGAAGTCGATCTGTGGGCGCAGTCGGAAGCGGCCGACCAGCTCGAGAAGGTATGGAGCCGCTACGGCGCGACCCGCGCGCGGCGGGCGATCTTCCCGAGCACGCCGAAGCTCTCCGGCGCGTGGCTGAAGTCGATGATCGACATGGCAGAGTCCGTCGATCATCTGCCGACGTGTGGCGTTCTCTGCGATGCCGCGTGCCCGGTGATGGAACTCGGGATCGAGTCGTTCAGCTTCACGCCGCACAGCAACCCGTCGTACGACTGGGTGCGCTACTGGCAGGAACACGGCCTTGCTGAGTCGCGCGTGTGCGGACGGCGCGTGACGGCCGATCGCGCGCATAACTGTTTCGACACCGCGACGCTGTGCCAGGCGATGCGAGATCCGTGGTTCGCGGAGCAATTCGGCGGGCGATGGACGTTCGAGGCGGATCGCGTGATCCCGTTCAAGTGGATGCCGATGTTTCCCGGCGATTGGTGCCACGTGGAACACGTTGCGCCGGAGTGGCTGTACCAGGCCAAACACTTCGTCGCGATCGACTACGGGTTCACCGATCCCGCGTGCGTTCACTGGTACGCGCAAGGGCCGGACAATCGGCTGTGTCTCTACCGCGAGATTTACGAGAGCGGACTGGATGTGGTTGAGCTGGTCGAGCGCGTGGTGGAAACGTCGCGTCGCTACGGGGAGCGAATCGAGTTCTACGTCGGCGATCCGCAGAAGCCGGAAGTCGCGAAGGTCTACCAGCGGTTCGGGCTTCCGATTCTCTCGGATCGGAACAAGGCGGCGACTCGCGACCGCGCAGCCGGCCACACGCGGCTCGTCTCTGCGTTGTCTCCCGACGAGAGCGGACGGCCGCGCCTCACGGTGCTGTCGAGCAAGGCCGGACTCGGCTACGGATGCGACAAGACGATTCAGGAGTGGCGCACGCTGCGCCGTCGCAGCGGGACGAACTCCAGCGAATACAGCGCCGCTGCGATCGTTGGTGAGGATCACGCCTTCGACTGCGCGCGGTACGCGCTCTCTTCAATTCCCGATCCGCGCTCGGCACGGAGCGACATCGACGCGGAGATGCGTCTAGCGCGCGCTCGAGCGGCGAAGTTCCGCGTGGTCGAGAAGCACACGGGGGCGCTGACGGGCGGCACGCCGGGGCGACTCTATGCCGCGTGAACTCACCGCCGCCGAGTTCAGCATGTGGAACGCGCGGCTGCGCTACGCGGACGAAGTGTGGAAACGGGCCGGCCTGCACGACCAGAGCCCGCACGAAGTTCACGCGCGCAGGTCGATCAACTACTACCGAGGCGATCAGGCGGACGGGATTGGGTTCACGGGCCTCGCTGGGTCGATGGGTGTCATCGACAACGTGGCTTTCTCGACCATGAACGTGCTCGTCGCGAACCTCTACGCGCGCAACCCGCAAACCGACGTGCGCGCGACGCGGCAGGATCAGATGGAGAACGCGAATCGCCAGGAGCGGCTCGTGAACCATCTCGTCACGTCACCGCGCCTGCGCATGAAGCGCGAGCTGAACCGCGTCCTATGGGATGCCGTGGTGCTGAAGTTCGGCGTCGTGCGGCATGGGTTCACCGTCGCACCGGAGAAGGTCGATCGCAGCGGGAACCTGCTCGATCTCTACGACCCTGCGCGGCCCGACTTCCCGTGGATTCGCCGCGTTGCTCCGTGGGACTTCCGTGGCGATCCGACTGGCGAGACGCTGCATCCCGAACACATGGCGTGGTGCGCGTTCCGCGATCTCTACCCGCTGTCGGTGATTCGCAGCTCGCCGGCCTTCATCGCGCGCGACAACTTGCGGCCGACGCGCACGATGAACGACGCGAAGTTCCATGAATCGCAGAAGCTCGAGCACAGCCCCGACGAGATGGAGTTGGTCGAGTGCTGGCGCGTGTACGACAAGGTACGCCGCGAGACGTTCGTTCTCTCGCCTGGGTGCCCCGACAAAGCGATCTCGAAGGTCAAGCCGTGGCCGATCCCATCATGGCGGACGCTTCCGTGCAACGTGCTCCAATTCAACCCGACACCCGACGATCCGATGGGCGTCAGCTTCTCCGATCTCGTGATGCCGCTACAAGACGATCTGAACCGATGCCTCACGCTCGCGTTGGAACTCGCGAAGCGGCAGCGGCGCATGATCTTCTACAACCCGAACAACCTGATGGAAGGCGAGGAAGCGAAGCTCGATGCGCTTTCGCTGATCGAGATGATCGCGTGCCAGGACGTTTCGAGCGCGGTGCGTGAGATTCAGGTCGGCGGTAACTTCCAAGAGCTGCTGATGCTCGCGCGCTACCTGAGAGACGAGATCCGCATCCTCTTGGGTGTCGGCGAGATGGAGCGCGGCCAGCGGATCAACGTCGAAACGGCAGCGGAAGCGAATCAGGTGGGCGCGGGCGCGGCCGTGCAGCGCGGGCGCAATCAGGGACCGTTCGAAGACTTCCTCGCGGACGTGATCGAGACGTTCTCACTCGGCGTGCAGGACACGCTGACTGAAGAGTTTGCGGTGCCGATTCTTGGTGGTGAAGATGCGAACGCGCTCTTCGCGCCGACGCAGGGCTCTCCATTCGAGACGGTTACTCCGGAGTCGATCAGCGGCGACTTCATCTACCGCGTGCGGCCGGGTTCGACGCTCCCGTACGACCCGGATCAGGAGATTCGCCGCGAGCTGGCGTTCAACGCCGCGATGGTCCCGTTCGGCGACGCGGTGAACCACCTCGAGCTGATCGTCTCGACCGCGCGCGCATTCGAGAAAGACCCGAGCAAGATCGCGGTCAAGCCGGACATCCTACAAGGCGTTATGCAGGCGAAGGGCCAAGCTGGAATGATGGGAGTAGAGCCGGGCGCGCAAGGCGGCGGCGATCTCGGCGGAGCCGACAAGCTCGCGAAGCTCGCGAAGGTGCTGGGCGGCGCGCGCTCCGCTGGAGCGGTGCAGTAATGGCGACCATCAAGAACGCGGAAGAGCTGGTGCGCCGCAAGGCGATGGAGCTGTTCCCAAACTCTCCGATCGACCAGTCGTATTTCATGGGCCTCGCGCGGCAGGAGAGCGGATTCAACCCGGCGGCGTACAACGCGCAGGGTGACGCCTACGGGATCTTCCAGTTCGCTGGAGACATGCGCCGCGCGTACGGAATGGACACGAAGAGTCCGATCGAAGTGCAGCTCGCGGCCGGCGGCGACTACTTGAAGAAGCTCCACGCGAAGTACGGCGGAGACTGGTCGAAGATTCTCGCGGAGCACTACATGGGGCTCCCGCGTTTCAACCGCGCGCAGGCCGGGAAGGCCGACGCGGAGGTGCGATCGTTCTACGCCTCGCATCTTCCGAAGGTGACGGCCAACGCGCGCCGCTACGGTGCTTCGCCGCCGGTGAAAGACCCACGCGACATCACGCTCGCGGCAGCGCCGACGCCGTCCCCTGTGTCATCCGTCGATTCCGTCGCGCGTGTGGCGCAGCGGCCTTCGCTATCGCAGTTCCTGCCGGTTCCGCCCATATCGAGCCAGCAGGTAGCGCAGCGCGTAGACATGCTGCCGATGCTTCTCAACCTCTTGTCGTCGGTGCGGCAAGCGCCGCTCGTGTTCGGACGGGGGCTCTAATGCCGATCCACGACGTGCATTGCACCCGTTGCGTCCGCGAGCAGTACGACGTGCAAGTCGTGCGCGGCGAGTACCCGATCTGCAAGTGCGGCGCTCCGATGACGTGGACGCCGACGCGGTTTCAGACCGACGTGCGCGGCAGTGAACAGGTGTCGCGCGTTCTCGACGAAGCGCCGGGCGTTCCGCTCCGCTTCACGAGCACGCGCGAGCGCGAAAAGAAGATGCGCGCACTAAACTACGACCCTGCTGGTGATCGCGTGCATGGCGCACGCAACGACGACGGGTTCAAGGGAACGAAGTTCATCTACCAGGGACAGCCGCACCGAGGCTGATGCTCTGGTGACATAGCTCGATCGGCCGGGTAGCTCCCGGTCGCGGGACGGTGAGGGGCTTTGCAAAGGGGCCACTCCAGGCAGTCTAAAGGCTGTCGGAGTGGCCCCTTTCCCTTTCCGGCAACACGAAGGAGAGACAGTGAGCGACGAACAGGCACAAGCAACGGCGACGGCCGAAGGCTCACCGGAAGCGGTGGGATCGGTCGAGGCGTCGGCGCAAGCGCCCGATCCGAGCGACTTCGAATCGCGCATCCGGACTGATCCCGAGTTCGCGATTTCGGAGTTCAAGAAGCAACAGGCGGCGGCATCGCGCGCTAACGATCGTCTGCGCAAAGGGAGCCTCGCTCTCGACATCGCAGAGCGGATCGGTGGCGGAGATCTCACCAAAGGGGCGGAGGCAGCGCTTTCGGAGCTGACGCTATTCCGCCAGATGCAGGCTCACCCGGAGATGAAGACGCTCATCGAGCGTTGGCAGTCGGGGCAGCCACTCACGGGAATCGCAGCCGATTCGAGCAGCTCGTATTACACGGGACTCGATGACGACGACCCCCGCGAACAACAGCTTCGCACCCTGCAAGGGACCACGGCACGGCTCCAAGAGAAGATCGCGCAGCGCGAGATGGTGGATCACTTCAAGGCGTTTTCCGATGGCGACATCGGGAAGCACCTACTACCCGACGAACGCAAGGAAGTGTTCGACGCGATCGGAGCGCAGCTCCGGGCGTGGTCGCAGACTCCGGCGGGTCGCGAGCAGGCGGCAAACCTCGATCTCCGAACGATCGAACTCGTCGCGATCGACCATCTGCGCGGCAACGGGAAGCTCTTGGAACTCGGCGCGCGGGCAGCTCGGCAGCGGGCGGACGGGCTCCAACAGCGCGAGACGGATGTTCCGTCGCGCATTTCATCGGCAGCCGCACCGAGTCGGGCCAACGGCGGGAACGTCACGGCCTTCGAAGCATGGCAGCAAGCCAAGCGCGAACTCGGGATGGCGTGACCCTCTAGGAGATTCCCATGTCCGTGACGACCCAGACCGAGAGCCGCACCTACGGGCGCGCACTCACGATGACGCAAGACGCCATCATGCCCGGCATCAAGAACAACGCCTACGATCAGTCCTCGCTGATGGCGGCGCTGCTCGGACGGCTCACCAACGCGCAGTTCGGACCGACCAAGCTGAACGGGCGCGGCAAGAAGACTCAGAACGGTGGCAGCTCGGTGGAGATCTATCACCAGCTCGGCAAGAACTCGACCGCGCGCACCCTGTCGGGTCCGTGGGGCACGGTGGACACCACCCCGCAGGACAACGTCCGCTTCTCTCGCTCCAACTGGACGCACTACAGCGGCACGGCGACGGTGAACGCGACCGAGAAGCTGACCAACACGTCCGAATACGCGGTCGCCAATCTGGTCGAGCAGGAATCGCGCGACGCGGTGCTGTCGGTGGTCGATCTCGCGACCGACCACATCTACAGCAACGGCGGAGACGCGACGCGGCTCACCAGCCTCCAGCAGATCATCTCGGCGAACGACGCCATCCAGGGCCTCTCCGGCGCGACCTACGCGCGCTGGAACAGCCGTGGCGTGTCGGCGCGCGGTACTGCGGCTGGATCGGTGAGCTTCACGTCGGGTTCGTTCGCGAGCCAGGGCGTGACCGACATGCGGAAGGCGTGGCTGAACGCGACCGAGGGCGCGATGCACCCGCAAGGGATCTACTCCACGCACCTCATCTTCGGGTACTACGAAGCGAGCCTCCAGCCGCAGGAGCGGTTCACGAGCACGGCCATCGCCGATGCGGGCTTCGAGCAGCTCGCGTTCAAGACGGCTCCGGTGTTCGCGGACAGCAAGTGCACCTCGGGTGAGATGCACTTCATCAACTTCGATGCGCTCTACCTCTGCGTGCTCGCCGGCGCGGACTTCTCGACGAGCGACTTCATCGAGACGACCGACCAGGAAGCGTTCACGAGCAAGGTGATGTTCAAGGCGCAGCTCGTGTGCGAGAACCGCTACCTCGTGAACAAGCTGGTCAGCATCACGGCGTAGCAACACTCTCACCGGTAGCGGTGGGAAAACCGAGGAGCGTCGCTAGCGGCGACTCCTGAAGAGAGTGAGATCATGGCAAATCCGGTACTGACGAACGGCGTAGGGTCGCCGCAGAGCATCTTCGAGGTGAGCAACACGGAACAGCATCCGATCGGGACGCGCGGCGTTCTCGAAGATCGGGCCTTCCGCTACGGCCTGCACGTGCAGGCGACCGCGATCGGTCCGAACACGCTGGCGGCAGCTGCCGCTCCGATCGCGAATCACACGACCGAGACGGGCGCGATCACCGCGCAGCCGAGTGGTGCGGTGGCTGGCACCACGTCGATCGTGGGCGCGGAAGCGGTGAAGATCGCGCTCGGCGCGACACTCGCTGGTCAGGACGAGTACAAGAACGGCTACCTGAAGATCGAGTCGGCGACGACGGGCGCGGGGCAGTTCTTCAAGCTCCGCAACTTCCCGTACACGGCAGCGTCGGGAACGACCGACGTGATCGGCCTCTACGACCCGGTCGTGACGGACACGACCGGAACGGTGACGTGGAGCCTCGTCCACAACCCGTGGGCCTACATCATCCAGTCCCCGGTGACGACGATCGTGTCCATGTCGGTCGGCGTTCCTCTCGTCAACTTCGCAGCGCCCGCCACCGCCAGCACGGCGACGGCTGGCTACCTGCGGACTGGCACCGCGACGTGGAGCAAGCCGAACTACGGCTGGTTCCAGACCTGGGGTCCGTGCTCGCTCCTGAACGACACGAGCAACCTCGTGGTTGGCTCGGGGCTCATCACGAGCGCGGTAGCGGCGTCGTCCGGTGTCGCGGTCGAGACGGACATCAAGCAGCGGATCGGCATCGCGATGGAGACGATCACGACCGACACGATCTACGCGTCGGTGTTCCTCCAGATCGCTCCGTAGCAGCGAGAGGTGGGGGCCGTCGCGCGTGCGGCGGCTCCCCACCTCTCTCACCGCGAGCACTGATGACAGGCATCGACACGTTTGCACTTGCAGCGAACCAAGCGATCCCGGTGGAGATCGACAGCAACGCTGCGTCGATCACGGTTCGCGCGGTTGGCAATGGTCGCATCTTCCTCGTGTTCGATGTGTTCCTGCAAACCGAGGCGGACGGCGACTTGCAACTGCGCAGCGGAGCAACGGACATCACGGGTCCGATTCTATTTTCGACCGCGACGACGCGAGAACGTAGGTGGAGCAATTCCGGGTTCCCCGTGTTTCGCGGCATCGCGTCTGGTGACGACTTCATCATCGGCAACGCATCGACGGTTCAGGTGAACGGTTGGGCGCTGCTTTACGAGGTAGAAGCAAGGTGAGTCAAGCAATCCCGCAGACCGGCCGCGCCCCGGCCGTCGTCCACGGCACGACGACGTACATCCCCGAGTGGCAGGCCGAACTGACCGCCGACGATCTCGCGCGCCCGGTGACGCAGGACGGCGAGCCGCTCGGATTCACCATCGGCGAGATGCTGCCGAGCCGGCAGTGGGTTGTGAACCAGAAGACCGGCGAGCTGCTGAATCAGCGCGACTTCGAACGGCTCTACGAGGTGTACGTCACGCGACACGTCCCGGTCGGATCGCACGAGGTCGTAGACATCCGGCGCGGGAATCGCCTGTTCGATCCGAAGATCGCCCCGGTCCCGACCGTTCGCTCGTTCGCGTCGCGCGCGCTCGACTGGCAGGGGAAGGAAGTCGCGATCGGGTACAACCCGGACGCGGAGTCGAATGTCACCGAAGCGGACGTGAAGATCTACGACGCGCGCGGCGAGGAAGTGACCGGATCGCGCGGATCGCGCCCCATCGACATCGCCAAGCAGCTCGAGGTGCTCACCGGCCTCCGCGAGCGCGGGAAGCTCGATGACGTGTCGTATGCGCAGGAAGTCGCGGCGCTCGCGACCGGCGAAGCGGCTGCGCCCCGTGTCGAGGAAGTCCCCCCCGGCTTCGCCCCGGTGAACGTGACGGCGGAGACGGCGAGCGACGAGGTGACCGCGAAGTGCGGGCGAGTGTGCGGGAACAAGACGGGTCGCGCGGCGCATGAGCGCCACTGCGAGCTGTGCCGCGACGCGATCCAGTGAAGCGCAAGAAGCCCAAGAAGAAGGGCGGAGGCGGCTACTAGGTGACCACGGCTCTGCAACTCGTGAATCGCGTTCGCCGCGAACTCCGCTGGGGGGATACTGCGGACTTCACTGACGATCTTTCAAAGGTCGTGCTCGATCGCGTGAACGATGCGCAGGCGACGATCTTCGGAACGTGGGATTGGGACTGCGACATCCGGCACGACGGCGTTCTCACGACGTGGCCGGAAGTCAACGACTTCGACTGCTTCGTGACGAACGGATCCACTGTCATCCTGAGCTACAACGCGTCGCTCAGCGCCGATTTGCTCACAGCGTACGACCGTCGCGCGGTGTTGCGGTTCCTGGTGACTTCGGACGCGACGCAATCCGACATCGCCGGCCGCATCGCGTGGGGCCAGAACATCATCCTATCGGTCACGTCGTACTTTGCGGCGTCCGCGAAGTGGCTCGGAACGACGACTAGCTCCGAGTCGCTGATGCGAATCGTCGCGAACGAGTACGGGCTTCCTTCGACGGTTCGGAAGGTTCTATCGGTTACGTCGCAAGGGAAGGAATTGCGACTTGAAGAGGTTGGACGATCCCAGATCTACGACCGCGCGGTCCAGCGTCCGCATGATCGCGTCGAAGACAACCCCGAGATCGTGGCCATCGGTGGGCGCTCTGCGATTACGGGATTGCGATCGGAAGGGATCACGATCGCTCCCACCGAGGAGCTGTATCAGACGATCCTGATCTACCCGACTCCAAGCAGCGCCTACCAACTCAACTACAGCTACCTGATCCAGCGCAGCGACTTGTCGGCCGTCACCGACACGCTCAACGCGGATCGCTCGATCGAAACGCAACTGGTGAAGCTTGCGTTCGCGCGCTGCATGCAGGACGCGGTGGGAGACTTCAACCCGGAAGCGGGCATGGCGCTCGAGCAGCGCGTCATGCGCGAGACGGCGGCGCTGCATCAAAACGACAAGCGCGATCCGGGCCGCCATCGCGTGCTCGGCAGCAACTTCCGCGAGTGCTCCGGCGGGGTGAGTTTCGGTCGCCTGCCGCGCAACTACGGGACGGGAACGTAGATGCCGGCGAATGCATCGCGCTGGGTGGAGTGGCAGATCGTCCCGACGGGCGGTCTGAACCTCGATGAGAACCCCAACGCGGTGCGCGCCGACGAGTTGATTTCCGCTCTGAACGTCTGGTATCGGGGCGCGTCGATCGGAACGCGACCTGGTGCCGGATACGAAACCGAGGGGAGCGCGTTCACGGCCGCAGTTACGGGGCCTGTGCAGGGCGGAGTCGAATACCGACTCGGGAACGATGCAACCCGCCATCTCGTCGTCGTATCGAACGGCACGCTGTACGACAGCAACGGATCGACGACGATCACGAAGGGCGCAGGCGTCACGGTTGCGAGCGGTGCAACGCGTCTTTGGACGTTCGCCGTTCACAACGACGTTCTCTATGCGGCCGGCGGGAGCGGCACCGATTCGCCGTGGTATTGGGCCGGAAGCGGGAATGCGACGCTGCTCTCGATCCTGAACGCGAGCGCCGCCGCGCTCTCTCCAACCTACATCTTCGCCAAGTGGAATCGCCTTTTCGCATGCCAGTTTCGCGTGACGGGGACAGGCGCAATCGCAACCGACATCACGTCGAACCCGATGACGCCTCGCTACTCGGCGCTGAATCAGCCGACCGTGTGGCCGACCGGCAACACGTTCGCGGGAACCGGAGTCGGTGGACTCCCGGCGTATGGAGATGAGTACCTGACTGGGTTCGGGGAATACACCGACAACGACGGTGATTTCCTGATGCTTCTCACCAACCGACACATCTACGCGGTGCAGGAAGACCCGAACAATCCGCTCTCTCCGTTCTACATCTCGCGCAAGGGTGCGATCAGCTTCGGGTGCGTCTCGCAGCGCGCATTCGTGTCGCTTGGGCTCGACAGCGGAGACGCGATCTACCTGAGCGAGCACGGGATTCATTCCCTTCGGCAGACGCAGCAGTTCGGCGCGAGCGAAGACAAGATGATCTCTTGGAAGATTCGCCCGCTGTTCCGCACGATCAATCGCGCGGCGATCCAGAACGCAGTCGGCTCCTACTTCCGCGAGGAAGGTGTAGTCGTGTTCGCGGTGCCGACTGGCAGCGACACGTTCAACTCGCTCATTCTGATTCTGGACGTGAAGGGCCAGAAGGAAGTCACGTCAGAATCGGCGCGTTGGTTCACCGCGCGCATCGCTCCGGGTACGAGCAGCGGGAAGATCACGACTCTATTCCCGGCGCGAAGTTCTGCTGGCCGCTGGTATCTCTACGGTGGCACGCAAGGCGGAGACGTGTTCCGCTTCGATGACACGAGCAACGAAGACTTTGGCAGCGCATACGAGGCGTCGTTCCAGACGCCGTGGGCGGACTTCGGCGCTCCGCAGCAGCAGAAGATCCTCGGCGACCTCTACTGCCAGTTGCAGCCGCGCGGAGACTACGCAGCGCGCGTGAGTGTCATGGCGGACTTCGGCGCGCGCACGTCCGGTCCCTACACGGTCGCGCTGCCCGGAACCGGCAACCCTGAATACGGAGCCGCGATCTATGGCGATGCGACCTACGGGACGCAGCAGATCACCAATCAGAAGCGCATCTATGCGACTGGTTTCGGAACGAACTTCTCGATCCGTGTGACTCGCTCGGCAGCCGCACAGCCGTACTACATCGCAAAGCTAGCGGGCCGCGTAGCCCCGCACGGCGTCTCACGGGGTATCTGATGGCACTCATCGCGCGCGGAACCAAGTCGAACGGTAGTACGTCACTCGCGGACGGGAACGACATTCTCGCAGCGGAGCTGAACGCGGACTTCGACACGGTATTCGACGAGGTGAACGGAGGACTGGACGCGACGAACTGCACGGCCGGCGGGATCACGAACGTCGCGATCGGTGCCGGAGTCGATGCGGCCAAGATCGACGACTATTCCGCGACGGTTGTAGAGATGCGGATCGACACGAGCCCAGGCGTGAGCGGTTCGGAATCGCAGGCGACGACGCTCGAAGGCGAGCTGTCGCGGCTGCGGTACGTGGTACGCCGGATCGCAAGCGGAAGCGTTGCGGTCCACAACGACGGATCGACGCACGACACGCTCTATTGGGGCGATCAGACCGTGCGCGGCGCGAACCTCGTCAAGAACCACTCTTTCGAGGTCAAGACGACAGCGGCCGGCGCAGCGCCGGATGGCTGGACGATTTTCGGGACGCCGACGACGCTCACGCAGGCGACGACGGACACGTCTAACGGACTCGGGAAGTGCATCAGCATCGTCGGCGACGCTGCGACCGAGGGCATCTACCAGACGATCCGTGGCCTCAAGGCGTCGGCTCTCTACTTCGTGCAAGCGCGCTACGCGGTCACGACAGGTTCAATGCTGCTTACCACCACCGGGGCGATTGCTTCTGGCGAGTGGCGTGACCTTTCGATCACGAAGACGGGAGCAGGCTGGGGGACCGTTGCGGGCGTCGTGCAGACTGACAGCAGCGGAACCGACATCGTCCTAGCGTTCGTCACGACCGCGAATGGTGACGCGTTCAAGGTCGATGACGTGGAGTTCCGCGAGCTGGCGCGCGAGATCGTGGCATCTCCGCAGACGATCGTGGTCCGCGACTCGTCAACGGATACCGGCGCGATCAGCTCCTCGGAAGGCGTGTTCCCGTCTGGCGACGCATTGACTGCGGCGGTGACGGTCCCGTGCGATGGCTGCACGATCAGCGTGCGGGCGAAAGCATGCGTGCAGGCTTCGGCTGGATCGAACAACGCCACGCTCATCATGCGCGAGGCGCTGACGATCGCGGCGACCACCTCCGACGTGGACATCGCGAGCGAACAGATCGACACGACGAGTCGCATCTACACGGTCCCGCTCGGCTACGTGAACACGAATCCGACACCCGGTGAAACGTACACCTACTCGCTGCGCGCTCTTGGTGTTTCGACGAACGCGGCCGCGAACGGGACGCAGAACGGGAAGGTTCACAACAGTTGGATTGAGGTGACGCTCCATGCACCTCGATAAAGCACGGTTCGCTGGAGTCTCCGATTCCGTAATCGATGAGATAGAGGCGAGAATCGTTTCTCTCGGCGGAGTCACGCTCGGCAACGGACTCGACCAGTGCATGGAGATCCCCGTTACGCATCGTTTCGCGCCAGGACTCTACGCGCGAGAGATGGTGATGCCGAAGTTCTCGATCGCGGTGAGCAAGATTCACCGTACGGAACACTTCTATGTCGTTTCGAGCGGGAAGCTGGCCGTATTCGACGGCGAGTCTTGGACCGTCATCGTGGCACCGTTCACGGGAACTACGAAGCCCGGGACGCGCCGCGTCGGGATCGCACTCGAGGACACGGTGTGGACGACGTTCCATCCGACCGAGTTGACGGACGTTCTCGCGATCGAGGAAGAGATCATTGAGCCGCATCGCAATGCGTTGATGGAGGTGGCGGCATGAGTTGGATGGCGGTGGCGATCGGCGGTAGCGCGGTCATCGGTGCGGGATCGAACTATCTCGCTGGTCAGCAGGCATCGGCTTCCGGAAGCCCGAAGAATCAGCCCGCTGCCGGCTACGACCCGTCGAATGATCCCGTTCTGAACGCCTCGCAGATTCTCACGCTATCGGCACTCGGGATGCCGATCGACTCGCTGATCCAGGCGGCGTCTCCGATCCAGCAACTCCAGAACGCGTTGAGCGCTCCGAATGCGGGGACGGCAGATCGCAAGCGAGTCCAGAAGACGACGCAGGGTGTCGCGTTCCTATCGAACCTCATCAGCTCGATCGAGGACGGTCAGAAGACCGTGGATCAGGCGATCGAGGAGGTGACGCAATTCGGCTACTACCCGGCGCTCACGCAGGCGGCTGGGCTCGCCGGGAACCAGTCGATCAAGGATCTCATCAACAAGGAAATCTCGTTTCGCGGGCAGATGAAGACGATCTCGCAGCAGGCCGCGCAGCTCGCTCCGATCATTCAGAAGGGACGGGCCGGCGCACAGATCGGTCTTGCCGACTTGCAGTCGAACATCATCCCCGGTCTTACGACGCAGATCATGGACTACAAGCTGCCGGGGATCAGCGAGGAAGAGATCCTCGCGGCGAGCAAGGCGGAGCGCGACCGGATGCGCGAGCGCGTATTGCAGGCGGCGAACGTCGGTGGGTTCAACCCGGCGGCGGGGATCAGCGAAGTCGAGCGCGACACGAACCCGCTCGCGAACGCGATCAATCTCTTGCAGGCGAAACAGAACCTCGGAATCAACGAGCTGGCGTCGCTGGTCAGCAAGGGCAACGTCGCAACGCAGTCGCTCGACTCGCTCTACAAGAGCATCTTCGGTCCGCTCGGTGTCGCAAATGAAACGGCGTCGGTGGGGCTCACGGCGGCAACGCAGAACGCCTCTACGGCAGCGAACCAGGCCATCGCGGCACAACAGATCCAGCAGAACGCGAACCAAAACAGGGGAACCGCGACGGCTGCGGCGGGCCAGACGATCGGGAACACGCTCGCTACGGCTCCGCTCGTCTACAACTACTTGCGCGACAACCAGACGCAGCCGGGAACGACGAAGTACGGGAACGATGCCGGGAACACTGACTACGCCACGCTCATGAAGTTGCTCGCATGAGCGACTTCCGCATCCCGCAGAGCGATTCCAACCCGCTCGACTTGCTATTCAAGTTGCAAGCCCTGAAACAGAACCGGGATGCGACGGAGATCGAGGCGCGGCGCGACGCGTTGCGCACCGTGTTGCAGGTCCAGGCCGCTGGCGGCGACCCGAGCGCGCTGCTCGATCGCCTCAACGATCCCGCGCTGTCTCAGTCGCTCCAGAGCGCGACGGATGCGCAACGGGCGGAGCGCGAGCGTGCTGCGTTCGCAAATCGAACGAATCCGGCGGCGGTGGCTCCGTTCGCGCAAGCAGCAGCGCCGATCGTCGATGCAACTGGGAACGTCACGCCGCCGCCAGAGGAAGAGGCAGCGCGCGCTCGCGGGAACTACATCGCCGCGCTCAACGCCTCGGGCGTGACGGATCAGGCGAGCCAGGCCGCCGCGCTCGCTGTGTACGACTCGACCGTCGCAGCGCAGGGACGCGCCGCGCAGGAAACGATCGCCGGAGAGAAGCGCAGATTCGGCCAGCAGGAGGCGCTGTCACGGCGCGCTGATGCTCGAGCGGATGCATCGGCGCATCGCGCAGAGGCGCGGCAGATCGCGGCCGAACAGCGCGCGATGACTGCGACCGATGCAGACGAATTCACAGTCAACGCGGCCAACGTCGCTCTCGCCGATCCGTCGCGGCAGCCGGATCTCGTGAAGATGGCGACGGAACGATTCGGCCCCGAGGCTGCGCGCCGTTTCGAGTACCGGCTTGCGAACCTGACCGAGGCGGGCAGCGCGAAGTTGCAGCTCGACAAGAACGCGCTTCGCCTGAAGGAAGCCGACGCACTCGCGCAAGGGAAGACGGCCGACAAGCGCATGGCGCGCCTCGCATCCGAAGGCAAGGCGGGATACGACCCGACGACCGGCTTCTACTACATCGGGCAGGACGCGGCGACCGAGCAGCGCATGTCAACTCTCTCGTCGCTGTACGAGATCCGCGAGCAGTTCGAAGCAGCGGCCGAGATGTTCGCCCGCGAGAGCGGCGGAAAGACGTTCACCGGAACCATCGAAGAGTTGAAGGGCAAGGTCGGCTCTCAGAACCCGTACTTCTCGGCGATGCAGCTCCTGCAGACGAAGTACGAAGACAACCTCGCCTACTTCAAGTCCGGAGCGAACATCAGCGCCAACGAAAAAGAGTCGGCAGACCGGATCAATCCGAAGTACGCCGCGATAAACGTCTCGAACAATACGCTCAACCCTTCAACGCGCGTTCAATTCTCCGGTCAGCGCGAAGAGCTGGAATCGCTCTACTTGCAGCGGTTCTCGCAGGCCGATCGTGCTGCCGTTCGCGCTGCGCTGCGCGACAACGCGAAGGGGAGACTTGCAGAACTAGAGAGCGATCAGTCTGGATGGCTCCGACAGCTCACCGCGCCGACCACGCGCGGGAGCGAAGTGCTCCAGAGCATTCGCGATGCGGCCTCGCAATCGCAACCGGGAGGCCGCTAGATGCCGGTGATCTTCCCTGACGGCAGCCAGATCGAGACTCCCGAAGAGTTCGAATCGATGATCGCCGCGTCGCGCGGAAAACTGAATCTCAGCGATGCCGACGTGCAGCAGGCTCGCATGGCGCATCAGCGCGAGATGCTGTCGAAGCAGATCCCCGCAGCGCAGGAGCGGTTCCACACGTCGAACCTGCCTAGCCCTGTGAGCGCTTACGTCAATCGCGGAAACACCGCAGGACTCGGAATACCGGCTGCCGCAGCAGCGGCCGTCACAGCGCCCGTGACGGCGCTTGCGAGCGGCTACGACGTGGGACTCGGGGACGCCTACGCACTCAACCGCCAGAAGCTCGACATGCTGATGGGCGCGAGCCCGGCATCTGCGACGGTTGGCAGCATCTCGGCATTCTTCGGCAAGCCGAACGTGCGCAGCCTGAAGGACATCGCGAAGGCTGGCGGGGAGATCAACAGCCCCATCGCGGCGATTGCTTCAAAGGGCTTCGAGATGGCCGGCGGGCAGCGCCTCGCGGAACTCGCAGCGGTCGGGAAAGCGCCTGGCTCAAAGTGGATCGGGCAGATGCTCTCCGCATTCGCAGGGAGCGCGGGTGCCATCACCGCGATGAACGTCGCGCAGTACCCGTTCGGCGAGCAGAGCGCGGGCGAGGTGGTCGGCCGAACGATCGACCAGATCAAAGACCCGCTCAACGTCCTGGGCGCAGCGGTCGGTGGCGCGGCCGGTGCCGCAGCTCGGCAAGTGGTTGACGTTCCGACGCGGAACCTGATGCAGCAAGCCGAGCGCCTGCTGGGCACGAAAGCGTCGCCCGACCAGTACCGCGACCCGCAAGGGTTCGTCGCGTTCCTCACCGACTCGATGGCGAAGTCGGCCACCGGGCGCGCTGCGGTCGCGGCGTTCACGCGCGAGAAGTTCTTCGACCCGATGAACAAGGCGCTCGATGGGATCGCGAAGACGGTCGGCCTCACGAACTGGCGCGACACGTCCCGCGTGGCAGGCAAGGCGGGTGCCTCGATCCGCGCGCTCGTCGAAACGGACGCCGCTGGAAACCCCGCTCCCGGCTCTCTCGTCGGGCAGGCGCAGAAGGCCACGCGCGACGCCTTCGCAACACCGAACGCGCAGTACGGGACCGAGGGCGGCGTCCCGGTCCCCGCGCAGGCGCTTCGCTCGCTGGTCAATGAGTTCGATCGGCTGCGCGCGGTGGAAGCTGCTCGAGCTGGACCGCTCGCGCGACAGCGCAGCGGCGAGTGGAGCCGCACGCTCGACAAGTTCAAGGGCATCGTTGACCAGGCGGAGAAGACAGGAACGACGATCCCGGCGCAGGGGCTCGCGAACCTGATGCAGCACTTCCGCGACTTCGCCGACTTCGGCTCGTCGAAGGTGCGCGGCACGGTCGGTCGCGAGCTGGAGAAGTTCGAGGCGGGCCACCTCTACGACTTCTCGCGCAAGGTACTCGGGCAGACGAGTACGACGCTGGACAATGGATACCGGCTCGCGGCGGATCTCCACTCGACCGCGCGGCAGCTCGAATCCATCGTGAAGACGGACGACATGACGGATCTCGGCGCGCTGATGGCGACCGTCAAAGCGCCCGACTTCGCGAAGATGTGGCCCACGCTGCGCAACCGCATGGGCGCGGACGCGGTGGACTACTTCCGAGGTGCGTACCTCGGCGAGTTCTTGGCGCGCGTGGCCGTTCAGCGCGGAACGGCGACGAAGCCGCAGCAGGCGCTCAACCTCTCGGCGATGAATGACCTCTGGGCCGGGCGTCGCGGTCGCGAGTTCAGCCGCGACATCTTCGACGCCGTGGTCGGCCGCGAGACGCGCGGTGCGCTCAAGTTCCACGGCATGGTGTCTGACAACTTCCTGCGCTCGGGCATCGGCCGCGCGGAAGGATCGCAGACTGCCGGTCGCATCGACTTTGCCGAGCACACGCGCGACTCGCTGCAAGTGGCGAAGGACATCGCGACCGGGAACTTCCGCGAGGCGGCGATCGGTGCCACCGGGAAGGCGCTCGGACTCGCCGGAAAGTTCGGCCTCATCAACAGCATCCTGAACGGCTCGCTCCGCGAAGGGCTCATCAAGGCGTCTACCGGGAAGCCGGTCACGCCGTGGAGCCAAGCCGCCGCGCCGGTTGCCGCTGCGGGCGGCGCGTACGGGATCGGCATGGCGGGCGCGAACGTCGTGAACGGGCTCACCGCCGGCGCGCGCGAGATCAATCAATCACTACCGACACCTGGAGATCAGCAACGATGACACGCAAGATCCTACTCGCGGCGGCGCTTGCGCTTGCCATCGCACCGGACGCGCTCGCCGATGACGGCTGGTATCCCAACGAGACGGACTGCACGGGCGCGGTCGATGCGACCCCGGCGCTGCTTCCCGGCAAGGTCGCTTCGTGGTGCCCGAGCACGACGACGACGCAGATCGTCAAGGTTCATTCCATCGCCGACTGCAACTGGTACACGACCGGCGGCGAAACGCTCTCGATCGACCAGTGCAGCGGATCGTCCTCGACGTACTGCACGACGCCGCTCGTCGATGCCGATGGCGTGGCGTGGGTGGTGACGAGCGCAGACGACTCGGGCCGCTTCTCGCTGGCGAGCGGGGTCTACGAGATCACGGCGAGCGCAGCGGCTTCGACGGGGAGGCTCTTGTGTACAGGGAGGTGATGGAGTGCGACTCCGAACGCTTCTGGAGCAAGGTCCACATCCCGTTCAGTGATGACGGATGCTGGGAGTGGATCGGCTGCCGACAGGGTGGCCGCTATGGGAATGTCAGTGTTGCAGGGAAGATGGTCCCGGCGCATCGAGTCGCGTGGGTATTCGCAAATGCGAAGCCGATCCCAACTGGAATGCACGTCCTTCACGCCTGCGACGTGACTTCATGCGTGCGTCCGGATAACCTGTTTCTTGGGACGCACGCCGAGAACATGGCGGACAAGGTTGCCAAGGGTAGGCAGGCTAGAAACCGTGGAGAAGATCACCCGGCAGCTGTTCTCAATGAATCTGCCGTCCTGTTCATTCGCGAATCGAAGTCGCGCCGAACGATGTCAACTGGCGCATTGGTAATGCTGTTCGGTGTCAGCAGAACGACCATAAAGGACATCGCGGCCGGTCGATCTTGGTCGCACATCGGAACGAAAGAGGAATCTAAATGCGCCGACTACTGATCGCTCTCGCGCTGCTGCTGGCTGCGCCGTTCTCGGCGGAGGCGACGTGTACCTTCCCTGCTGGCGCTACGACGTGGGCGACGATTGGGCAAGAGATCGACGCTGGATGCACGGAGAGCACGGCTGAGACGTTCGTGATCCCATCTACCGCAACGGTAACGATCGCCGCAGGCGTCACCATCGACTTTGCGTCTGCGGCTGGAACGATCACGAACAACGGCACGCTCGTCGTCAACGGCACGCTCAAGCTCTACAACGACGCGACCGGCACCGGGACGTGGACCGTCACGGGCGACCTGAAAAGCTGCGTGAGTGGTAACGGCACCTGCACGATCGCGGGCGACACGGCATCGAACATCTACGCGCTGAACACCCTATCCGATGGCCGATACATCTCTGGCGGCTGGCGTCTCACCTACACCACGAACGCATGGGACGGCGGGATGGCGGTCGGGGACATCCTCGAATACACCGACATCGACGGCGACCCGGACAACGATTCGCCCGCTGGCGCGCTGCGACCGTTCTTCCACATCTCGACGGTGACGGCTGGCAGCGATCTCATCGAGACGACCTACGGCGTCGGCTCCTCGGTGAGCGACTACACACTGGCATATACCGAGGGCAATACGTCAGTCGGCTGCTACGTCGGTGACACGGCAGGCGCCGGGGCAGGCGTTACAGCCGTAGACATCGCCAACAGCGATGCTGACAGCGTGGAACTTGACCAGGCATGGAGCAGCGCCATCGGCGTGACCGATCGCTCAACCACGATATCGCTGCCGACTACAACGCTTCCGAACCAGGGCGACCACGACTTCATCGGCCAGTGGATTTGCCTCGCCGCCGCTGGCACCGACGCCAACTGCTACCTGATCTGGGACAGTGTGGACGGCGGCGGGGGGCGCGACCTCGTGCGCGTGTGGCCCCCGATCAAGTCGATGGACTACACCGCAGCCGCGAAAACCTGCACGATCGGCTGGGGCGAGCCGAACCGCACCGCAGCGGGACTGCGCGGCAACCCGCTCGCCGAGTTCATCGTCTTCACCCCGGCGCGCGTCATGGGAAACCGCCCAGGCGTCTCGATCAACAACACGTCAACGGGTCAGGTCAACGCGACGTTCGCGAACTTCGGCCCCGCAGCCGGCGCGGCCGGCTACGGCGTCGCGATCCACTACGGCGCGGATAGCGTCGTGACGGCGAACGAACGGCACACATGGCACTCGGGATGGTCAGGAAACTCGTCGATCAACATCGCGGACGACTCGCACATCGGGATTACTGCTGGAGCGACCGGAACCGTCACGCTCGATCACGTCCTGTTCTCGCACGACTTCGAGCCTCGCCACGCAACGTCTGCGAGTTCGGCAGATGCAGACAAGACATCGGGGCCGCATGGCATCTCCAACGTCGGGAACGTGGCCGTCATCGCAAACGACACGGGCTGCTTCAAGATCGGTGACGCCTGCTTCGTCAACTCGTCTTCCACCGCGACACGGATGGCCCTGCGTGACATTTCCTGCGGCTGGATCGACGGCCGAAGTAGCGCGTGCGTCAAGCCAACCAATGCGGCGCACACCGTCACGGTTGATGGCATGTACGCAGCCAACGTCAACTCCAAGAATCGCATGTGCGACGGAGAGGGGGCGTCTCCGACTACGGCGGGGACTAACTGCTCAGTCGATGCCGACTGCACGGGTGCCACTGACGTTTGCGTGTCAGCCACCGGCAACGTGGCCGAAACCAGCCAGAACAGCGACGCGACACTCACCATTCACGGACTCGTTGGACTCGCCGGCGCGTCTGACGGTGCATGGGTGACGGACTACGGGACGGCTGCGACAACGGGGTCTGATAATGTATCGGTTGACGGCGGTTTCATCCTCGACAACCGCTCCGACAGCGCCACGAACACGACCGCGATGGCGATGTTCATTGGAGTCAATTCCGTCAAACACATCTCGATGCCGTTCGGGGTTGGTCTGGGCATTTCCATCGTGTCAACTTTCTCCAACAACTACGCGCAGAGACTTCGCCCGTCTGGAACGGCCGGGGATGCGATTCTCTCGTTCCTCGGCAACCTTGGGGCGGCCGGAGCGCCTACGCTCCGCTTCGAAAACAACGTCTTGCTTGATCTGTATGACGGGACTGCGGACGATCTCATCGCATTCACGGACTTCACGATCCCGGCCGGCGGCAAGCTCTACGTCAACAACAACAAGATTGACCGCTCTCGGCTTGCCTCGACGACGCGCTTTGTGGAACTCAACAACAACGGGACCGACTTCGGCGTCGCAGCGTCCGGCGAGCTGATCCAGATGCGCAACAACGCCGTGTCCGGCTACGGGGAGCTGATGCGGTGCGCAAATGGAACATTCCCAGCATCGACGGCCGATTTAGAAGTCACCGGCAACGCCTTTGCGCCGTCGTCTGGGATCACTCTCGGGCAGGACACCTTCGTCACCTACGGATGCACGACGGCGAACTCGCGCAGCGATCCGATCAACCGCGCCAATGACATCGTGAATCGCTACCGCCTGATGGGCGGCCCGGTTGGCGGGTACAAGGGGCCGAACGGTGTCGCTGGCTATCGGCAGACGGACTTCCTCACGTCGCTCGGGATCGAATCGGTGTGGGTCGAGGCGGGTGGCAGCGGCGGAGGCGGCGACGCGCCGTGCCTCGGGTCGGCGTGCGGCGTGCCGAACATCGGCAGCCGCTAATGCGGTGGCTCGCGCTGATCCTGGCGTTCGTGGAGAGCGCCGCGATGGCTGCGCCTCCGAGCATTGGCAGCCGCAACGTCGTCGCAGGTGCGTCAACGACGGCAGAGCCGTGGATCGACCATTGCCAAACAGGGATGGACCACGCCGGCCGGTACATCTACCACCCCGAGAGCGAGTGCTGCACGACCACGGCTTCCGACTGCGCTAGCGGGACGAGCGGAACGACCTACAAGCGATGGACGCGCGAGTGTGTTGCCAAGGCCGCAGGGCAGCCGATCGTCATCATCGGATCGGAGACGGCGACCAGCCTATCGCTCTCCGGCACGTTCAAGTACGACACTAATAGCTGCTTCGGGAACGATCTTTCGGGTTCGCAGAACATCACGTCAGACAATCAAAAAACGTACACGTTCGACATCGAGTCGAAGGCCCTGGCGGCGAACAAGCCGAACCCGCTTTTCTTCCTCGCAATCCGAAACGATACGGCGGACGCCTACGATCTCGGGACGAGCGATTCAGACATCGGGTCGTTCGATCGAGAATGGCTGCTCAAGACGAGTCGCGCGTGGACGGGCGCCAACAGTGTAAACGCATACATCGAGGGGCTCGGCGCGGGCGCGGGGTTCTCGGGCTGCCGCTACCCGCAGAGCGTGACGACGGACCCGAGCACGAACGGAGACCTCTGGAGTTCTATCACCGGCTGCGCGCAGTCTGCGGCTGGCTACGAGTACCTGAAAACGCCATACATCATGTCGGGAACAACGGTCGGCGCACGCCAGAACGCCGTCTATTACGTCTTCTTCCGCGACGGCGTGACACAGCGGACCTTCTACCCGGTCGCCATGATGGCCGACCTCACGAACCCCAGATATCGCGCGTGGCTCATCCGTTACATCTGGCTCCGAATGGAGCGCGAGCACATGGACGGGTTCGAGATGGCGCACAAGCTCCATCGCTATTGGGACGCAGCGACGGGCGTGCGCCTGGAGCCGTGGATGGTCACAGGCGATGGGCTCGGGGCCACCTATCACGGCGCTACGAAGCGCCTCTGTTACAACGGAGGAGGCGGCAGCGACGACACAAACGTCACCACGCTTGCCCAGATCGCGACTCCCGGTGGAACCAATCGGTGTGACTATCTGCTGACGGGGCCGCCGAAGATTCGCGCGAGCGACAGCGACTACGCGGTAGACACCGAGTTCACCTACCCGCTCTATGTAAGCGGCCTGAAAGAGCTGGGGCACCTCGCGTACACGAACACGCCGCGCCTGCCCTACGTCATCCACGTAAACCCGTACTGGTACGACGGTTGCACGGCGGGGACCGTGTTCACGGCGGCCAACGGCTACACCGATGCGTCGTGCTCGACGAAGTTCGACGACCCGGCGACGGTTGGAGTCAACGAAGCCGCGCTGATTCGCCAGTGGGTTCAAGAGGGCGGCTACGCGGTGATCGACCGCGACGATGGCGTGAACGCTGGCAGCTCGACCAACAACGGACTCGGTGAGCGAGTCCCGACGAACTGCTCCCCGCTCCCGTGTGATGGTGGAATGGGAAGCGGTGGTGGGTCTGGCCTCTCGAGCGTGCAGCTCAAGGCGATGCTGAAGGGTGGCGACCCGCCTGCTATCCGCGTCGAGGTGTACGACTCGACCCAGCCGCGCTCGTACCCCTCGAAGCTGACAACGTACCCGTGGCAGACCAACCCGGAACCCGCGCTCACGGTCCCGACCTTCGATCCAGAGTGCGCGAACGGAGTCGATGACGACGCAGACGGGCTGACCGATTACCCCGACGACACCGGCTGCGACGGTGCGACCGGAACGGACGAGACTTCTCCCACCGTTGCGGAGTGCGGCGACGGCCTCGACAACGATTCGGACGGCCTGACCGACTACCCGACCGACACGGGATGCCAAAGCGCGCTCGATCCGCGCGAGCGAGGCCAATGCCAGGACGGATTCGACAACGACGGCGACGGCACGACTGATTACCCGGCAGATGTCGGATGCACGTCGGCGACGGATGACAACGAACTCTAGCTGTTGTTGACTGGAGGACTCGCGGTGCCTGATCCCGACACCATGCGCCAGATTCAAGATGCCGCGAACGGCGCTTCCTCCGGTGGCAGCAGCCAAGGCGTCGGGACGATGATCGGTGCCGCCATCGGGGCTGCGGGTATGTACGTCGCTCGCGCCCTACGCGGTGATTCAACGGCAGAGGCCGTGCGCGAGGAAGCGCAGAAGACGCGCGACGTGATGGAGTCGGTCGGGTCCATCACGCACACGAAGCTCGACGACCTGACGCGCGCCGTCGCGCACTTGCAGGGGCGCGTCGAAGGCATGGACAGGAAACGATGACCGCGATCCCGTGGCTCGACGCGGCCTATACCGAGATGGTAGCTGGCGTGCGCGAGATCAGCGGACCGCACCACAACCTGCGCATCCTCGAGTATCTCAACTCCACGTCGCTCGGCAGCGATGGCGGCGACGAGACGCCCTGGTGCTCGGCGTTCGTCAACTGGTGCTGCCGCATTGCGCGCGTCGATGGCACGGGGCTCGCGAACGCGCGGAGCTGGACGACGTGGGGCTGGGAGTGCTCGCCGCCGCGCATTGGGGCGATCGTGGTGCTGTGGCGCGGATCGCCCACGAGCCAGATGGGACACGTCGGGTTTCTCGTCGGCGCGTCCACGCACTCGCCGAACGTCTGCATCCTCGGCGGCAATCAAGACAACCGCGTGAGCGTGGCGGCGTTCCCGGTGAACCGCGTGCTCGCGTACAGGTGGCCGAAATGATGCGAGAGAGCGCCGTCTTCCTCGCTGTCGTCATCGTGATCGCGCTCACGGGCGCGCTCATCGCAACGTGCGCGATCCGCGCCGACGCGGGAACCGTGCGCCAGCAGAGCGTGCGCCTGCCGCTGCGTTGCTACGCCTACGAGGCCGACGAGGAGACAGGCGAGCCGATCCGCGTCGAGACGCCCGCCGGTATGGAGTACAGGCTGATCGCGCAGCTCGCGGGCGTCACGCGCACGCTGGCGACGATCCCGTGCAGCGAGTTGCCGCGCACGGTGAGCATCGGCGGCATGTGGCCGAAGTCGAGCGTGATGGGTTGCGTGTTGGACGTGTGCGTTCCAGCGCGGTGACAAGCTCTCGCGTCGGCATGGTGTCGGCGCGCGGGACCGGGCGGGATATGGACTCAACCGCTCGGGTTTTCGGATGACGGGTAAGTGATTCGGACAAGCGACCAGGGCAAAGGGCGGCGGCATCCACCTACGGGGTGCCGTCGCCTTCCCACAAAGGAGAACGCGATGCAATGGCAGAACCTCGTGATCTTGATTCTGCGGGCGCTGTTTCTCGGCGGCGCGGCCTACACGGCAGCGAAGGGTCAGGGCGACCTCGCGGCGACTCTCGGCGCTGCGGCTGGCGCAATCACCGTCTCGGGCAGCTACGTCAACAAGTGACGAGCGTGTGGCTTCGCATCGCGCTCGCGCTCGATGAGGCGGAGCGGCTGCGCGGAGTCGCGCGGTGGCTGGTAGGCGCGGCGGTGTGGGGCGCGTTCGCAGCGGTCTGCGCTGCGCCGATGGTGTGCGCCTACTTCGTGGGGCGGGCGCAGTAGCCTACGGCTTGCGCTCCATCGTCGCGGCGAGTTCTATCCTTGCTGTCATCTCGTGCAACGCGCGCGAAAGATACGGCACTCGCCGGGCGGCGTTGTTCGTGGACCACGGCAACTCCCACGAATCAATCTGATCCGCGATCTCGCCGATTCGAGCGCACAGCGCATCGAGCCGCCGCGTGTCGGCCTGCGCGGCTTCGAGTTCGTCGAGTGCCGCCTTGAGAACGCTCTGTCCGAGCGACGATGGAGAGGTGAGCGACTTCTGGGCGCGATCGACGTAGGGAGCGAAGTTGACTCGGTAGCTGAAGGCCTCGGCCTGCGCGGCTTCAAGGGCGTCGGCCAATTGATCGAGCATCGCGCGGATGACTGACGGCTGCGCGAACTCAGCCGTGCATCGCGCCCGCTCGACCAGCGACGGCGGCGGGGTGGGCGGCGGAAGGTGCATCCCACGTTCGCGCTCAATTCGCGCTGACAGCGGTGCGGGCTCTGGATGTACGCCATCCACTGGAAAACGCCCTTCACAGTCTGCGTGGTGGTGCTCGGGGTTCGCGCACCAGAACGTACACGACGGGCACTTCCATGAGGGCTCGCTCGCGGGCACCTCGTGGCTCACCTGCTCGGGCCACGGCGCGCGCTCCGCAGCGCGCAGTTCGGCGGCGACTTCAGTGGCAGCTTGCCATGCTGCCGCGTGATTGATCCCTGGATTGAACGCGCGAGTTCGGTCAGCCAACCGTTCCAGCGCCGCCGCGATGCGCTCGTCGATCTCTCGGGTGGTCATCGTTGGCACTCCTTTTCGTAAGCAGTCAGCGCGGCGAGCAAATCGTCGTCCTCGATGTAGAACAGCGGCACCCGAGTCATGGCGTTCTCAATGATCTGACCAACGCGCATGTCGTGGGTCTTGCCTTGGATGCGGCGGATCACGTCAGCGATCGGTGCAGGGTCACGTCCTCGGATGCGGTCACTCACGGCTTCTCTCCTCGGGCAGCGCGGGCGACGGCGCGGAGGCCCGCGGGCGTCACGAGGATGCCGATCGTTGGCTCCATTGGGTCGCCGACGCCGAGGCGCGCGTCGCTCTCGGCCTTCCGAGCGATGGCCATCAGCTCCCAGTCGCTCAGCCCCGCCGACTCGCCCGCCAGTTCGGCGCGGACGGCAAAGGCGGCATCTCGCAGCTCATTCCGTTGCCGTGGTGACGGTATGCAGCTAAGAACGTCAGCCACCACCCGCAGCAGCGCCTCGATCTCGTTACGCACCTTTTCCTCCGATCGGCGCTGTAGTGGTCAGCGTGTAGTTGGTTGAAAGCTCGGCGACCCGCCTGCGGAGCGCGGCAAGGGCGTTCCGCGCCCGCTCCACGTCGAGCATCCCTGCGTCGTTACGCCGTCGCAGTCCGTGCGCCACGCGGGACAGTGCGCCATCGAGCGCATCAAGTTCGGCGTCGGCGGGAACGCGCTCGGCGTGCCGCGCCTCGACAACTCGTGCGAGGGCGTTCTCTTCATCGAGTTGGCGCTGCAAGTCCAAGGCTCGACACTCCGCCGCGATCTCTTGATTCGTCGGCGTTGACTGGCCGTGCCGCGCCTCGGCGGTCGCGAGGGCGAGGCGGAGGGCGTCGGCCACGATGGCCTGCTCGGGTTTGATGCGGTTGGCATACTGCAAGTCGATCATCACCAACAACGATGCGCGCTCCACATCCACCCCACCCCTCGCGGCCAGGGCGGCGACGACGGCGCGCTCGACACGCGCGAGACGATCGCTCAAGCCGTTCGGCTCGTCGTCGTGTAGGCCGTAGGCAGCGCGGCGCTGCTCGTCGCTCAGCACTTGGTCACTCATCGCCCGCCTCCCTCGCTCGCCAGTCGCCGCGCTCGATCGGTAAGGCGATCCAATTGGCCGTGCCACCGTAGCGACGACACCACTCACTGATCTCCGCGACCACGCGCGCCTCGGTGGCGGCGCAGCAATCGGGCTCGATCGCGTCCGGCTCGATCGGGATTAGTTGTGTCGACGTCGCTTGACACTTGCGGCAAATCCAGCCGCGGCCGGCGGACGTCCATTCATGCCAGCACGTTCCCGCCTTCGGCTCGCCCATTGCCGCGAGCAGCGCGTCGGCGCGGGCCAGCACAGCGTCAGCCCACTCGTTCGCATCGTGCGGAGTGTTCGGCCATACCTTCGCGGCGATCTTGACGGCTTCGTCTCGGGTCATCGCATCCCCCTAAGCCGCGCGTCGCGCAGCCTCACCCGCGTTGCGTCGTCACCGCGCCTGCCGCGATGCACGTCAATCAGCCCCGCGCGCTCCGCCGCTGCGATGTTCCGCAGCGTGGTGCGCTTGCCGCATT